CTGAAGTTTTGGGGGCGGAGAAAGTGATGCCATGTCTTAGTCCTTGAGGGATTCTAGCTAATTCAAATCAACGCGCAAACTCGTTTTCGACGTTGCGCTCAGGTGCCAGCGCGTTGACGCCCGCCGCGATTGTTCCGGTACGCGCGGCTGCGACGGCTTTACCGGCTTTTCCAAAGTTGCTAGGGTCCGAGATCAGCGCCAGCACGCGGTTGCGTTCTTCAGCCGGCAGACGCTCCAGCAGGTTGGTCGCGCCTTCGGGCGTCTTAAGCGCCTCGGTCAGCGTGGTCATCGTCTTAGCGCCGATCTTGCTTTCCAAGATGTTCAGCGCCTTGTTGGTCGTGGCAGCCACCGCGCTCAGGTACGAGGGCAGGCGCAGCTTGGACGTGTTGTCCAGCAGCAGTTGCTTGAGCGCATCCTGGCCGGCGCTGACTTGGCCTTTGATAGCCACTTCCGTCAGGCGTTTTTGAGCCTGCTCGCGCAGCACAGACAGGGCGCCTTCGCTCAGTTCCGTTGCGATGTTGTAGCTGCCCGGCCCCAAGAACTTCTCGACGACTTCGGGGGACTCGTTTTGGACCAAGCGAACAAACGCGTCCTTGTCCGTCTTCCACAACCGCATGGCCTCGCCCGTCAGCTTGCGCTCGGCGATTTGCTGCATACCTTTGGTGTAGTCAGCCAAGTACTGGCGGTAGCCCGTACCGCCGGCCGACTCGATGGCGTCAACCAACGTCGGCTTGAGCTTGGTCATCACCTCGGCCGCCAGATTGCGCTGCGTCGTGGCGTCTACGCCAGGGCGCAGTTGCTGGATCGCGGCGTTGATCGAGTTCTTGCGGATGGCGTCCAGCGCTTTGGCGTCGATGACGCCGCCGCTGTCGGTCCACTTGGCGATGTCGTCGGCGACGTTCTTGACCGCGCCCAAGAGCAGGTCGTTGCCGGCGAACTCGGGGTTGTTGGCAATCGCGCGGACGCTGCCGATGACTTGGTCGCCCTTGAGCGGCTTGATGCCGGCAGAGCGCAGAGCGTCGGCGGCGCCTTGAGCGAACCGGGCGCCTTCGCCTAGATCGAGCGAGGCGTCGGCGGCCTTAGACGCCCAATCGTCGGCCATCTTCGCCAGCTCGCCCTTGTAGGTGAACTTGGTAAAGCCAACGGGGACGCCTTTTTTGATCAGCTCAAGCCGGCCAGCCGCTTCAGCCAAGTTGCCCGCTTCAATGAGCCGACGCACGTTGGCGACTTCGGCAGCCGCTTCGGCGCTCAACTTGCCAGCTTGCGTCTCGTAGTCGGCCACAGCCTTGCCCAAGTTGGCGCGGTTAAGCGCCGCCTCACGGACCGGGCCTTGGGTGACGTTAAGGGCGTTCTTGGCCGCTTCCGTGGTAGCGCGCGTCTCCGCCGCCGTAGCGCCGCCAGCCAGTCTTGCCAGAGCGTTTAGCGACACGTCACCTTGGGATGCCTTGAGCGCCTCAAGGAAGCGCGGGTCACGGGCCGTGGCTCGGTCAATCAAGGCTTGGAAGGTCGGGCTGTTAATGCCCGCCGTAGCCTGAGCCGCGCTGACGCCTTGGCCTTGCGCGGCTTTAAGGGCGTTGAGCACTTCGGGTAGATCAGGCCCAAGGGCGTTGCGGGCGATGTCCGCAGCCTTGTTCGCCGGTATGTTGCGAAGGTCCATGACCTTACCGACGCCCTTGGCAATCAGCGGTCCAGCGACACGGCCGCCGGCTTCAAAGGTAGCGCCTTCCAGCACGTTACGGGCAGGCTCAACAAACTGCGCCGCGCCTTGACGCGGGGCTTTGCCGCCCAAGTAGACGTCGGCCAGCTCAAGAGCCTCTTTACCAATGCCGTAGCCAACGCCAGCACCGGCAACGCCCATCGTTGCCATGCCCACGGGGCCGGCCGGAACGCCCGCAGCGGTGCCCAGCACCGCACCGCCAGCCGCTGACAGCCCTTCAACAATCGGTGCGGCGTAGGGGCGCACCGCCTGATAGATGCGCTGGCCCGTGGTCAGTTCTTGACGGGGGCCAGGAATACCGCTGGACGGCGCGGCGGCTGCTGGCTGCAAAGCCTGCGGCAACCCCGGCACACCAAACTTGACGCGAATCGCCTCCTGCGTGGCGGCGTTAGCGCTGGTGAAGTTGGTGTCTTGCGCCGAGAACTTGTCGAAGATCGCCCGCTTGGTCGCCTCGTTGGCGTTGACGTAGTTAGGGTCGGTAAGGATCGAGGCGAGGTCTGCCATGTCGGTTCCTTACTTGAGCAGCGGGTTGTTCGTGTCCACACCACCACCGCCCGCCGGCGCGCCTCGCGCAGCACCGCCAGCCTTGCGTTGAGCGTTCTCCACGCCTTTGCGGATGACATCTTGCAGGTCGCGCGCGGCAGACATGAATTCTTTCTCGCTTTGCGCCAAAGACATCCGGTTGATGGCGTCGGTAGCCTTTGCACCTTCTTTTTCCGTGATCGCGCCGGCGCCTTTGATTGACTCAAAAGCCTCAAGGAACGACGACCCTTTGGCTTGGTCAAATCGGGCAGTGAAATCAGCCGCGTCTGTGCCCGGAACAAATCGAGCACCAGGTAGCCAAGTAGCGCCCACCGCGCCTTGGAAGCCGGGGTGAGGTTTGGTAGCAGCCTGAATGACTTTGCCACTTGCGTCGCGCACTTCCGGTTTACCGACCATCTCGTCAATGAGGCGCAGGCTTTCTTGGGCGCGACTGATGATCTTGGGTAGAGCCTGCTGCGCTGCGACATCGCCTTTGGCGATTGCTTCGCCAGTCGCGCGCGCAGTCGCCATTTGCTGTTGGAACACAGGGTCGGAATCCCGACGCGCGTTTGCTTCCAGCACCGCAACGCGGCGGCCTTCAAGACCAAGGCGTTGGCCTTCTTGTCTAATCCGTTCGCGAGCGCGCTTGTCTTCTTCGATTTGCGCGGGCGTCATGGTTACTTGCGCCGTGCTGCCCGGCACCACAGTAGCTGCGCCGCCCAAGCCAGGAGTTGCAATAGCGCGCACTTCACCACCCAGCGTTTGCTGAGTAATGACCGGCTTATTCAACTCGATAAATTTTTCAGTGCCCAGCTTGGACCTGTTGAGCAATTCTGCAAAAGCCTGCGGCCCGCGCTGCACAGCCTGCGCGACTTGAGAGCGGAATTCAGCCTCGGACACACCTCGGTTTTTAAGAACCGGGCCGAGCACGGGGTCGTTATAGTTGGCTTGTTGCCACGCAATGTATTTCGCCGGTGCGGCAGGGTCAGCCGGATCAATCGTGTCCAAAAACGAACGCGCTTGCTTGAGCTTCGTATCAATCAGACCTGCTTCTTGGCTTGCAATCTCGCCCTGAAGTTTTTTCTGCTGAAGCCTTTGCGTCGCCACTTCGCCCAGTTGTTTTTCAATCCCAGGCAGCTTTGATCCAAAGCCCCCTGTAGACACGGACTGGCGCAACTTATTGATGTCAACTTCGCCAGTGGCCGGGTTTAGGGCTTCAGCGTAGGCGCGGTTGAGCGCGTTGGTCGCTTCTTGTTCGCGCTGCGCCTGCTGCATCTGCAACTGGGCCAGTTGGTTTTGCTGTTGAGCGCTTTGAATCGCAGCCACACGGCCGTACTGCGCCAGCGGGTCGGCAAGTTCGACGCCGCGAGTGCCCATTGCGATTGCGGGATTGATAGGCATGCAAACTCCTTAGCTCATGGCGGCGTAGTTTTCAAATCCGCCGCCGTATATGCCGCCGCCGTACCCCGGCGTTTGATACGCACTGCCGGGTCGCAACGCGTTAAGCATGTTCTGACCTTGGGAGTAGTTCAGGTAAGTGCCCAACCCTTGCGTCAGTGCGTTGGCACCACCCACATAGCCCGAAGCGCGCGCAGCAGCGCCGGAAGTCATCAGGTTGCCCACGTTGGCCGCGTTGCTGGTGTAGATGTTGCCTACGTTAGACGCGAGGTTTTGACCCGCAGCGCTCATTTGTTGCGCGGTCGTCTGGCCCACGCCGGCCAACGATTGCAGCGGCTGAAGTCGAGCAGTGCGTTCAGCTTGGTAACGGTTGAACGCGTTTTGGTATTCTTGCGAACCCATCTCTTGACCAAACCGCGTCAGCGCCTTGCCGGTGCCGCCAGACAGCAAGTTGCCACGCGCAGCGGCTGATCGCTCTAGCGCTTTCTGACCTTCGGACAAGCGGAATGCATAGCCAGGGTCGGCCTCAAACTGCGCCATGCCAAACGGCTTGTACTCCGTGGCTTCCGGTACGAGTCTGTTGAGCGCGGTGATGCCTGCTTGGCGCCACGGCTCTTGCAGTTCAACCGATTCGCGAAATTGCTGGTATTGAAGATCAGCCGCACGGTTAGCGGCTTCGCTAGACTGCGCTGCCGCGCTTTCGGTCGCCGCCGCTTGCGCGCCGGCGGCTTTACTAGAAGCCTTGCTACTGATTAGCGCTCCGCCGACTACTGCGGCAGCTACCCATCCAGCCATAATATTTCTCCTTATCCGATCTCAAGAAAAAGCGGTTTGTGTTCAAACGCGCTTATGGCCGCATCTGTGGCTATGGCCTTGTCCACACCAAAATCCAAAAGCATTGACCGATACTGAATCATTGCTTTTTGTTCTTCCGTGCGACTGTCACCAAGACCCCATACAGGTACAACATACAGCTTGTCTTCAAGCGCCGCGATGTCCCGACAATCATCTGGATTGTCGTAGACATCCACCCAGACCACTTCTTCATCAAACACTCGGCCTGCTCTCTGAGTGCCAGCAGGCGCGTCAAATTCACATGGCCCGGTCAAAACTTTTACGCCGTCTTCAGTTGTGACCGCAATCGTGCCTTTTTCTAGCCTTACGCGGTATGGTACTTTGTGTTCTGCCCCCGTCAATACAGTCCACGGAGGAACACAAATTTTTCGCTCGTACACACCCGGCAAAAATACGTGCTCAGTCGCGATCTCGGCTTGCGGCATTTTAAACAGTTCGTCTTGCAGTGCCAACACCTTGTCAGGCGTGACGACCGCAAGATCAAACGGTTTTTCGCAAGCCAACTGCATCAGGTCACCTCGCGCCCGCTAACGCGCATGTTGATCGCGCTTGCCGCGCTGGCGATGGTCGAGATGTACGCCGAGGTCGGCAGAATCTGCCCGACCAGCTCGGGGAACGTGTAGACCTCAGAGGCGTTTAGACTTTTAGTTTTAGTAATCAAGTTGTTGTCGCCAGGAACGCCTGAGCCTGTCACCAAATTTACGCTGATTGTAGCCGTACTAGCGCTAATGTTTGTAGCGGTGAACTTGTCGATGATGGTGACCGAGGCGTTGCTGGGTACGATGTACTGAGTGGTCTGAGTGTCTTCCACCAGCTTGGCAGGCACCAGGTTTCGCGCGGTGACGGTCATATCAGTTCCTTAAACAACAGCCCACGACGAGCCGGTGGGCACCGTAACAGTGACGCCAGAGGCCACGGTGACCGGGCCAGCGGACAGTCCGTTGTTGCCCGAAGTGATCGAGTAGTTGGCTGAAATCGTGGCATTATTCTCCCACAAGCCCAGCGACGTGATGTTGCTGCTACCGCCAGCGGCCCATTTAAGGCCCGTGGCCGTCGTCGAGTCGGCCGTGAGCACTTGGTTGTTCGTGCCCACCGCCAGCCGGACGTTGTCCGTGCCATCAAAACCGATTATGTCGCCTTTGGTGGTTAATGGAGACAGCGCGTCAAACGCCGCGACTTTTGTCGTCTGGCCCGTACCGCCGTTGGCAATCGCTACCGTGCCCGTAACGTTGGCGGCCGTGCCCGTCGTGTTCTGGTTAAGTGTTGGAATGTCCGCCGCCACAATGGCACGGAACGTAGGCACACCAGCCGAGCCGTTGGGGGCTGCCAAGACAAAGTTTGCCGTCTTGCTGGCGTAGGGGTTCTGCGTGTCGCCGTAGCCAGAAGCCAAGCTAATCGCAGGCGTCGTGCCGCCGGAGGACACTACAGGCGAAGTGCCAGTGACGCTGGTGACCGGCGCAGTACCGCTAGAAGCCGCAGTAATTAAGCCTTTACCGTTAACGGTAATTGAAGCGTTTGTAAAGCTGCCTACGTTAGCGTTAACAGTGGCCAGCGTACCCGCCGCAGTTACGTTGGCCGAACCATCAAAACTTGGGCTGGTGTAAGTTAAATCGCCCGAAATAGAGATGGTTCTACCCGTAGTCAGCGTGGCGGCAGAACCTGTGGTGTTCTGGTTCAGCGTGGGAACGTCAGCCACTTGGATAGCGGACATGACCACGTTAGTGCCGTTACCACGCAGGTATTGCCCGCTGGTGACGGCGCCCGCAAACGTGTTCATGGCCGCTTGCTCTGTAGTCTGGCCCGAGCCGCCGTTGGCAACGGCAACAACACCCGTAACGTTAGCAGCGGTGCCCGTGGTATTTTGGTTCAGCGTCGGTACATCCGCTGCAACAATCGCGCGGAATGTCGGCACGCCCGCAGACCCGTTTGGCGCGGCCAAGAACGTGTTGGCGGTCTGAGAAGCAAAGTCAGACGGCGTGACGGCAAGCGTGCCGCCTAGCGTCAGGCTGCCTGAAGTGGTGACAGTGCCTGTTAGGGTTAACCCGCTAACCGTGCCCGTACCGCTAACTGAAGTGACCGATCCGCCGCCAGTGCCGGCGCCAATCGCGGCGCGGAACGTCGGCGCGTCCATCGTGGTGATGGTGTTGTCCGCATTGATCTGGACAAACGTGATCGCGCTGGGGTTGGGCAGCGTGAAAAAATTACCGCCAACCGTAGTCGCACCAAGCGACGTGCGGCCTGTAGCTGCCACAAGATTGGTAGCCCCGCCGTCCCATTGCAAACGCTCAGAGTAGGCCGTATCCCAGTTTGTCTGGCTTGCGGTAGTGGGGATGGAGTACCCGGCAGAATAAGTAACGGCCAGCGTGCCCGAAGTAGTGATCGGGTTGCCCGACACCGACAGGCCCGTAGGCACCGTCATGTTTACGGACGTGACAGTGCCGCCGCCCCCACCAGAGTCTGGCTGAGGCGGCGGGCCAATTTGCAAATCGTCTAACGATGTCTGGTTGCCGCCGCCACCAGCGAGGTTGAACAGGTTCAGAAAGAACCGATACCACTCACGCGACACCACCCCCGTGCGCGGATCAATGATCTCGACACGGTTAGACGGTATGTTTGTGATATTTTGCTGTTCAGGCATTGGTCGGCGACACGATCAATTCGGCGTCCATGATAGCCAGCTTGACAGGGTCAGTGCCCGAAACTTCATACACGCGGTCACGCAGTTTGAGCGTCATACCCAAGCGCCGCCAGATGACGCGGCGGTAGTATTCGCCGATCTTGCCCACGGAAGCCCAGTGTTCGTTAGACCACGTATGGCCACCGTCATCTGACCAGCGCAGCATCATTTGCGGATCGCTGCCTTGACCCGTGTTGGTGCCGACGCCGGTTTCGCAATCGATCTGCAAACTGTGGTGAGCGGTTCGTTTAAGGTTGTTTGTGTTGGGCGGAAGCGCGCGCCACGAACGCAGCCATTTTTGAATGTCGCCGTTGTCGGCATACTCGTTTAGGTCAAACGCGTAGATGTTGCCGTTCTCAAAATCGCCAACAATAACTTCGTTGTTGTAGACGACTTGGCAGTTAGAACGGTGGCGCACAAAGTTGCCGTTAGACCAACCAGCTCGCTCATGCCAGGCTTGAGTGGCAACATCGTAGACCCAAGTGGTCTGAGCCGACGGAAAAATCAACACGTAAAAGGCGTGGCCGTCTTGCTGATAGGTGTACCCAATCGCATCGGACAGGTTGCCGTACTGCTGGATTTGCCACTCAATGGCGTGCGTGGAAATACGTAGGCCAGTGTAGCCGTTGGAACGGTAGACAATGCCCCGCCCGCGAGCGTCAGAACCCAGCCAAAACAGGCCGTTATCGAGTTTGGCAACCGAGTAGGGCGCCTCACATCCGATCTCATTGAACGCGCCTTGAATGCGCTGCAACGGGAAGTCAGGCAGCCCCGCGTCGTACCAGACTTCAATCGAGTTAGTGCCAAACAGCCACGCTTCGCGGTGATCGACAATCAGCGATACCAGGCCGTCTGGGTCGCCTTCGGCGCTGGCAAAGTCAAGCGGGTCAACGGACAAACCGTCGAGCAGCGCGGTCACCCACACCCGCGAACTGTTGGGTTCATTGAAGACAAAGTAACCGTCAAGGTATCCCACCTTTACCGCGCCGGGGAAATCCGGGTCGGTGATCTGGGCAAACACTTCGGTGACCGAGTTGTAAATAAACCCTTCAGGATTGCAGGCGATAAAAATCTGAGTACCGTTGTCCGATATGGACACAGGGCCGCTGCCAGAAACAGTGCCCAAAGGTTCAATGCGCCAGCGCGTCGAGGTGCCGATCAAACTGAGCCGGTAAAAAGTGTCGCCTGAAACGGCGTACAGGTATTCTTTGAGCGCCCACAGCCCTCGTATCGGGCCGTTGCCGGCCGCAACCAGTCGGCGCAAGCCAGGGCAACGCGACAAAAAAGCGGAGGTTTTGCCGCCCTCGGGCACAAGTTCTGGGTACATGTTGACCATGCGGTTGTCCGCAGCATTGACGCTGCGGGCCACATAGCTGGAACCTAGAATCGGCGTTTTCATCAATAGTTACCCGCGTAGATGTTGTACCGCTGGCGCGTCGCAATCAGCGAATACGGCATCGACATCACATCGTCAGGGTTGTTGATGCGCTTCAAGTTGCGCTTGCTAGTCATGGCAATACGCTGCACTTGGGGCGAAGGCTCCACGCCAAACTCTGGCGCGATCTCGCAGGCCAAGTTGTACGTGAAGGCCCGCAGGTAGCCTGGCGGGAACAAAATTTCCGTGACCAAAGTGGCCGGCTGCGTCAGCTCTTCAACGCTAATGAAGTGCCATTCCAGCAGCCGCGTCGGGCGCGGGTAAATGAAAATGTCAAAGTTCGGATAGGTGTTGTTAACGAACATCACCTGCGGGAAGGTCGAGGTCACAGTCTTGACCGCAATGCCGTCGTACTGCTGCTGGTTGATTAGCTTAATGCCGTAGGAGACGCCCGTGCCGGGGTCTTTAAAGTACGTGGCATCGTCCACCAAAATGGGACGGACAGCAGTGCCGTTTAGACGCACCAGCGAGCCGCTGGGGCCAAGCGTTTCATTGATTGAGCCAGTCGGCCAGTTGACGATCTGGTCGATGGTCGAAAAGACTGACAGACGCTCCGTGTTCCACGACTCAATCATCTGATTGAGCGCCATCAGAGAGTCTTCAGACATGGCTGCCGAGGGCGTTTCACCTTCGGCTAGGACACCTAGTAGCCGCAACGCCCGGTTAATCTGTTCGCCTGCGGTGTAGGTCGCCATGTCACTCTCCTTCGTCGGACAATTCTTCGGTCTTCTTGCGCCGGCCGCGCCGCGCTATGGGTTCGGGGCTGACTTCTTCTTCAACCGATGGGTCAGAATTGTAGCGCGACCAACCGTTTTGGATATCCAATTCGGCCTCTATATCCAACGTAGCCACCTTGGCGCCGTGGATAGGGTGTGTAAGGTAAATTACTGCCATGAGTAAAAAGGCGGGGGTTGAAGCCCCCGCCCTTTAGTTTACGAAGCCATCACAACCCAGTCGGTGCCGTCGCACACCAACATGGCCCAAGCGCCGGCGGTGGCGGCAAGAATTGCCGTACCAGCGGTACCAGAGTTGATCGGTTTGACGTTAGACGACGCCGAGATCACCGTGTAGGTGGCCGACAGGTTTTTAATCCACACCACACGGCCAGTGTTGGCCGAGGCAGTGGGGAAGGTGACAGTGACGTTAGCCGAAGCACCGTTACAGATAACGAAGTTTTCGGTTGCGCCCAGAGTGAACGAAGCCGTCTTGGAGACGGGCGCGTTCAAATCCAGTTGCGTGCCGCTCAGAACGCCCGTGGTAGTAACCGACGCAGCGGTAACCGCGCCCGTGACGGCCACACTTTCAAATTCGGGGTCGCTAAACGCAACACCGACAGCCTTGGTATTTGGCATGGTATGTCCTTTTAAAAACAGGGGGCCGAAGCCCCCTGGCTATCACGAGATGCGATACAGCGTCCAGGTGGTGTCGCCGGTCTTGCGCGCGCGGAAGTGGCCCGAAGTGTTCTCGGTCACCGCCATAGCACCCACCAGCGTCCAGCCCGTAGCGGTAGCCACGGTCACGTCGTCAGTACCGGCATCGATGTTGATGACGTAGAAGTCGAACGCGGCGTTCACTTTAGCTGCGCTAGAGATGCTCGCCTCCAGATCAGCAACGGTCGGCAGCGTCAGGTTGCCGGCGGTGCCGTTGAAGGTGAACAGGCCGTTTGCCAGTTGAGCAGCCGTAGCGGTAGCTGCGGCAGTCAGTGCAGTCGGGGCACCCTGAACAAACAGTTGAGCTTCGTTGACGTTGCCGTCGCCAATCTGGTAACCACCAGCGCCATTAGGAAGAGCCATGATGAAATCCTTTCAAAAAAGTTACAGAAACGGGGCCGAAGCCCCATTTGATTAGCCCCAGAGGCGAACGCCCATCTGAGGACGAATCGTGCTGTAGCCGTACAGAACGTCGATACGGCAGGGCATACGGTCGTTGTTGATGTCGTACTGACGAACAACGCGCAGGCTGATGCCGTTATGGACAGCGCGGGCGGCCATGTCCACGCCTTGCGGCAGGAGCAGGTCGGCGGTAGCGAAGGTGATCGCATCCTTGTGGTACACCAAGTTCTGGGCGTACTGGGTGGAAGCGGCACCAACGAACACCACAGCTTTGCTGTTGCCAGGCAGAGCGTTGACGGTAGCCAGAGCGTGGTTAGCCGAGTACATCGGGGCCACGGTCACGGTAGCAGTCGTGGTGCTGGTCGAAGAGGCCAGAGCCACAAACTGGAACAGCGAGCCGGTGGACTCACGAGTCTGCGGGTTCACAGCGTAGCAATCGGCGATGGTGAACACGTCACCAACAGCGATGGTTTCGCCAGAGCCGACAGTCAGCGTCAGCGTGGTAGCGCCTTCGGAGGTCACAGCAGCGCCGGTGGTAGCGCCGGTAGCGGCGCGGGTGCCGGTGGTGTGCTGCTTGATCGACTGAGACATGTTGATCTCGTCAAAGCCCAGCACGCCAGTGCCCATCATGCCGTTCTTGAACTGCTTGCTGATGGTGTCGGTGGGGTTGAACAGACCTTTCATGCCTTCGACCAAACCAGCGTTAGCAGC